GTCGTCGACTTCCTCACCTACGACTACAACGAATTCTGGGACATGTACCTCGACGGCACGACCTCGGCGGCCGTCGACGGGGCCGGGGCGACGAAGACCCACAACTACCTCCGCCGGTGCTTCGCGCAGGGGTCCACGTACGGCGCCTCGAACTACATCAACGCGGTCGACTGCGTCCTCCGCGGGGCGACCGGGGGTGGGGCCGACGTCAGCACCGTCCGGTGCCTCGGGATCGCGGCCGCGAACGCCTTCACCGGCGGGGTCCACGACTGCTCGATCGCGATGGCCGGATACAATTACGGATTCTTAAATCCGGTGTCCGCAAAGAATTGCGCCGCCTTCTGCTGCTACGTGGGGGCCGGCGTCATCACCGTCGCCGGGACCGTCGACAACTTCTATTCCCTGTCCTGCAACTGGCCCCTCGTGACGACGCTGTCCGGCGGGGAGCAGGTGATGCGGGGCGGATTCTTCGACAACAACGGCAATAACACGAACAGTGATGGTCACGACATGAGCCTTTGCCGGCAGGTTTACAACGCGATCAACACGCACCCCGTCGAGCCGGCGTACAAGGCGGCGCAGGGTCACTGCACGAACCACCCGCCCCCGGAGGTGTGGCTCCGGACCCTCGCGGAGCTCCTCGCGCCCCTCGTCTTCCGGGACGGCGACATGCTCGACGGGGCCGCCCCGACGGAGCAGGCCGAGGACGCCGTCGGCCGGGCGTGGGGCTCCCGCTTCCGCGGGCAGCCGGCCGACCGCCGCCTCGTCGGGCCGTTCTCCCTCGACGACCGCGGGATCGTGTACGACGCGATCGACGGCCCCCTCGTCACGGTGTACCGGAAGGGCGAGGAAATCTACCACGTACCACTACTGAAGGGCGCCGCGGTCACGGTCCGCGTGCTGTGCGAGAGCGACCTCGATGGCGGGGCGCTCCAGCCGCAGGTCGTGGTCAAGTTCCCCCCGGCCTCCGGGACGGCGGACAAGGTCGAGACGGCGACCGGCACGCCGCACGACTTCGCGATCGCCATCGCCGCGGGCGACGTGCCGTACGACCTCGTCGCGCGCGTCATCCTCCGCGGCCGCGAGACGACCGCCGGGGCGTACGCAACGTTCTCGGGACTGCGGGTGACGTAATGGAATGGACGCGCGTACTCGACATCGTCAGGCAGGCCGAAACGCTCCTCGAGGAGATCAGGGGCGATCCCCCGGACGGCTCGTCCGGCGCCCTCTCGGCGGAGATGCACGACGCCATCGCGGCCTCCCTCGGATCCCTCCTCCTGGTGGCCCACCACGTCGACGCCGTCGGCGTCGGGGCCCGCGGCCCGCGGCCGGGGAGGGAGGCGGAGTGGGACCTCGCGAAGATTAAATCGGCGCCCGACCTCGAGGTCAAGGTGGAGCGGGTGCCGGGCGTCAGGACGATGCACACGCTCACCTCGGTCAAGCTCGACAAGCGGGTCGTCGTGACCGCGTGGTACGACGGCCGGCCGCGCGAGGTCGCCACTTCGTCGATCGACGGCGGGCCGTCGGACTACATCCGGGGGAAGGTATGATCGTCAGCGAGGGCGGATACATCCGGCCGTACACGTGCCTCCGGGCCGTGCATCGGTTCGTCCTCCCGGACGGGTGGCCGCTCGCGTTCCTGCCGTTTCGGCCGTCCCCGATGACCGAGGCCGAGGCGCTCGACGGCGTCCTCCTCGGCGAGGCGATCGACACGCTCGCCGTCGCCGCGAGGGGGCGCTATACGATGGTAAGATCGATGGAGGCGCGAATGGCATCCCGATCGAACCCGGGACGGATCGTGCAGGCGGTGAGACGATGACGAGGATCAACAAGCATCCCACGGAAGAGTTCGACGCGTCCGGCAGCATCCGGCTCGTCCAGCAGGCCGGCGAGGCGGTCAACCTCGGGTCGTCCGCGGCGACGGCGACGGACAAGGACGGGAACGACGTCTCGACGACGCTCCTCGACCAGACCACCCTCCGCGTCACGAGCGACCCGGACGGCGGGGCGAACAACGCCCTCACCGTCCTCGTCCGCGGGGGCACCGAGGCGGCGTCCCCGTACCGGATCGAGTTCAAGGTCGCGACCGACCTCGGCCAGATCTGGATGGTGCCGACCGAGGTTTACGTGGCCGATTACGAATAGGTGACCAGATGGCGTTCACGGTGCAGGACGACGACGGATCGATCGCGGGCGCGAACGCGTACCTCACGGTCGCGGAGTTCAAGGCGTACCACGCCGATCGAGGAAACGACCTCAGTTCCTACGGCGACGTCGACATCCAGCGGGCGATCGTCAAGGCGACGGACTACATGGATCATCGATTCCAGTTCGTCGGCTACCAGGCGAACGACGACCAGCGAACGATGTGGCCGCGCGTCGACGCGTTCGACGAGGACGACCACCTCGTCGAGGGGATCCCGGACCGCGTGAAGGAGGCGTGCGCCGAGTACGCGTTCGTCGCCCTGGCGTCGACCCTGAACCCGACGCCGACGCGGGACGCGACCGGGCGGGACGTGCAGGCGAAGTCCTCGACGGTCGGGCCCATCTCGGAATCGGTGACCTACGCCGCCGGCGCGTCGTTCGCCTCCCCAAAGTACCCCGCCGCGGACGCGAGGCTCTCGGGGCTCGTCGTCGCGGCCGGCGAGATCCGGAGGGGATGATGTACGCCGACGCGATCGCCCTCGCCCTCCGCCTCATCACGCAATACGGCGAGGCGTCGACGCTCCGCCGGCGCGTCGACCCCCCGGCGGCGCCCCGTCAATGGGAGCCGGGGGCCCCCTCCTACGTCTCCCACGCCGTTCGCGCGGTGTGGTTCGAGGAGTCAAAGAGGCGCGCCGACGGCGACGTCACGAAGGCGGGAGATCAGGTCGTGTACGTCGCGGCCTCGGGGATGACGGTCGCGCCCGACCCCTCGGTCGACGTCCTCGTCCGGGCGTCCGGCGAGGTGTGGTCGATCGTCGCGTCCGAGCCCCTCTGCCCGAACGGGGAGACGATCCTCTACAAGGTGGTGGTGAAGCGATGACCTACGCCGAGGCCCGGAGGGCCATGCTCGACATCTTCAAGGCGCGGTGGGACGCGGACGCGCCGGCGGTCAACGGCGGCGTCGTCCCCCCGGTCCGCTACGACGCGTCCGGCCGCGCCGGGGACCTGACGGCGGCGTGGGCGCGCGTGACGATCAGGCACTCCGGGGCGTCGCAGGCCGGCCTCGCGAGCGCCTCGGGCGAGCGGTTGTGGGAGCGACGCGGTATAATAGTAGTGCAGGTGTTCGCGACCCTCGACGCCGGCGGCGGCCTGATCCTTCCCGACGCCCTGGCGAACGTCGCGAAGAACGCGTTCGAGGGGGCGAGCACCGCGAGCTTGTGGTTCAAGGACGTGAGAATGAACGAAGTGGGCGCCGACGGTCCGTGGTTCCAGGTGAACGTGACCGCCGACTTTGAGTACACCGATCGGAGGTAGCACATGGCGGCGGTAGTCAAGATCGATTCTAATGCGACGGGGCTCGCGTACGCGGAGGAGGCTACCATCGGCGTCCTCCCCGGATCCCCCGTGTGGAACGCCCTCGAGCCCAACTCCTACGCCGACTTCGGCGGCGAGCTCGCCCTCGTGGCGCGCAACCCCATCAACGCCGACCGGCAGCTCAAGAAGGGCGTGACGACCGACCTCGACGCGAGCGGCGGGTTTCAGACCGACCTCACGCAGGCGAACCTTCAGGGGCTCCTCCAGGGATTCTTCTGGGCGAGCCTCCGCAAGAAGGTCGAGCTCGCGGTCGCGGTGGTCGATACGACCATCGACGACTACCAGCCGGCGGCCGGCGGCGACGGCTACTACGCGAACGACCTCCTCTTCGCGAAGGGTTTCACCGACGCCGCGAACAACGGCCTCAAGGTCGTGACCGGGGTCCCCGCCGCCATGTCCGTCCCCGTGACTACGAACCTCGTGACCGCCGCGGCGCAGGCCGGCACGATCTCCAGGGTCGGGCACCAGTTCGCGACCACGGACGCGGCGATCGACGCGTCCGGGACGTACCCGAAGCTCACGGCGGCCGCGAAGAACCTGACGCAGCTCGGGCTCCTCGTCGGCGAGTGGATCTTCATCGGCGGCGACCTCACGGCGGAGCAGTTCGCGACCGCCGCCGACAACTGTTGGGCGAGGGTGCGGTCGATCGCGGCCGGCGCGATCGAGTTCGATAAGACGTCGGCGACGATGGTCACGGACGTAGGCACGGGGAAGACGATCCGGATCTTCTTCGGCCGCGTCCTCCACAACGAGCCCGCCGCGACCATCGTCCGGCGCACGTACCAGATCGAGCGGCAGCTCGGCGCCCCGGACGACGCGTCCCCCGCGCAGATCCAGAGCGAGTACCTCGTCGGCGCGGTGCCGAACGAATTCACGATGAACGTCGCCACGGCCGACAAGATCACGTGCGACCTCTCGTTCGTCGGTACGAACGTCGAGCAGCGATCCGGGGTGACCGGCGTCAAGGCCGGGACGCGCGTCGCCGTCACCGAGGCGGACGCGTTCAATACGTCCTCGGACTTCGCGCGCATCAAGCTCTCGGCCCACGTCGACGGGACCGAGAATCCGACGGCCCTCTTCGCGTTCCTCCAGGAATTGAAGCTGACGATCGCGAACGGCGTGAAGCCCAACAAGGCGGTCGGCACCCTCGGCGCGATCGAGGTGTCCTCGGGCAACTTCCACGTGAACGGGACGATGACGGCATACTTCGCCGACGTCGCCGCGATTCAAACCGTCATGCAGAACGCGGATTGCACCCTCGACATCGCGGTCGCGAAGGCGAACGCCGGCATCGTGATCGACCTCCCCCTCATCGCCCTCGGCGACGGCCGGCCGGCGGTCGCGGCCGACGAGCCCGTGACGATCCCCATCTCGTTCGAGGCGTCGACGGGCGCGAAGTTCGGCAAGAACTACACGATGTGGATCGAGTTCTACGACTACCTCCCGACGAGGGCGGAGCAATAGGGACCCCTCCGGGGCGCGACCCCCCGTTGTTCGTACGTATGCGAGGGAGGGGCCGGCCGGCGCGGGTCGGTCCCGTTATTGGCAGGAGGACGGATGTCGCTTTACAAGCAGTTCAAGACGGATCCCTCGGTCGAGCGGGACGGCGTGATCCTCGACTACGGCGACGGCGTGAAGATCCGCATCGCGCGCGCCGGGGGCGTCAACAATAAGGCGTTCCTCCGCGCGATTGAGGCGTTCGCGCGCAAGCACCGCCGGCAGATCCAGCTCGACACCCTGCCGGAGGACGTCTCCCGTCAGATCCTCCGCGAGGTCGTCGCGACGACGGTCGTCCTCGGGTGGGAGGGCGTGACCGACGAGGCGGGAAATTCCCTCCCGTTCACGAAGGAGAACGCGATCAAGCTCTTCGAGGACCTCCCCGACCTCTTCTCCGACCTCTACGCGCAGGCGCAGAACGCGGCCCTCTTCCGCGAGGACGTCCGCGAGGCCGACGCAAAAAACTGACCGACGTCCTCCGCTACTACCTCGGCGTCGGGAAGGACGAGCGGTGGATCGCCGAGGCGTGCTACCGGCAACGCCTACCCCTTCCGAAGGAGATCGAGGGCGCCCCCGAGCTCTTCTGGGGCCTTGAGCTCTTCTGGGATGCGTTCTCGGACCTCAACACGTGCCGGCCGGTCGGGTTCGCCGGCCCCGCCCCCATCCCGTGGTCCGCCGTCGTCGATTACGCCGCGGCGAACGACTTCGACGACCTCCAAACCTCGGACCTCGCGTACTTTGCCCGTATAATGGATGTGGAGTACCTTCGTCATTGGGAGCGCACGCATGGCGATAAGCCGAAGCCTCGGCGAATTCAGCAAAAGGATGACGGTCGTCTCAAGGGCGATCGAAGGCGGCGCCCGTAACCTCGTCAGGATGGCGGCCGTCGTGTGCGACGCCGCGGTCGTCCTCGGGACCCCCGTCGACACCGGCCGCGCGCGGGCGAATTGGCTCGCGTCGATCGGCGCGCCGAAGACCGATCCGGTCCTCGAGTTCGACCGGGGCGGGCAGAAGACGATCGCCGCGGCCCAAACCGTCATCGCCGACTACGACGGCGAGGGGGAGGGGATCTTCCTCGCGAACAACGTCGCGTACATCATGCCCCTCGAGAACGGGCACAGCGATCAGGCGCCATTCGGCATGGCGAAGCACGCCGTGGCCGCCGCGGAAGCGGCCGTGAAGAGGGGAAAGATCCTCGAGGGATAGGATGGCGACCGAGAAGCTCATCATACAGATCAGCGAGACCGGGGCCCGAACCGTCAAGCGGGAGGTCGCGGGGATCGGCACCGCCGCGAACGTCTCGCGGGTGCAGGTCGACGGGATGCGGAGCTCCCTGTCCCTGACCTCCCTGATCGCGGGGGTCGGATTCCTCGGGGCCATCCGCGCGGCGACCCGCGCGGTCGCCTCCTTTGAACAGGCGATGGGGACCGTCCGCGCCGTGTCCTCGGCGACCGACGCGCAGTTCAAGATCATGACCGATACCGCGCGGTACCTCGGCATGACCACGCGGTTCACCGCGACGCAGGCCGCCGAGGGCATGATGTTCCTCGCCCGCGCCGGCTTCACCGCCGAGCAGACCATGGCGACGATCGATGACACCCTCCGCCTCGCGCAGGCGGCGGCCCTCGACCTCGGCGCCGCGGCCGAGGTAACGGTGAACGTCCTGAACGGCATGCGCCTCTCGACGGCCGAGGCGGCGAGGGTGACCGACGTCCTCGCGAAAACCGCCAACAGCACGTCGACCGACGTCCGACAGCTCGGGGACGCCATCAAGTATGCCGGCCCCGTCGCGGCGGGCGTGAAGGTTCCGCTCGAGGAGATGACCGCCGTCATCGGTGCCCTGTCCGACGCCGGCCTCGCGGGGTCCCTGGCGGGGACCGGGCTCCGGCGCATCATCGCCGAGCTCGAGGCGCCGACGCGGATGGGGATCAAGGTCCTCCGGGATCTCGGGGTCTCCGCCAAGGAGGTTAGGGTCTCCGAGGTCGGATTGACGGTCGCGATCGAGCGCCTCCGGGACGCCGGCATCGACACCGGGCAGGCCCTCACCATCTTCGGCGACCGGGGCGGCCCCGCGTTCGAGATCATGGCGAGCTCCGTCCCGAAGATCAAGCGACTGAACGAGGCCCTGAACGGCGCGGGGGGCGAAGCGCGGCGCGTCGCCGAGATCATGGACCGAAACCTCAACGGCGCCTTCCTCGCGCTGCGGAGCGCCGCGGAGGCCGCGGTGCTGTCGATCGGGGCGATGAAGGGGGGCCCCGAGGCGGCGGTCCGGGCCCTCGCCGGCGGCGTCCGGTTCCTCGCGAACCACGTCGAGTTCCTCTCGGCCGCCCTCGCCGGACTTGCGGTGACGGTCCTCCCGTTCCTGCACCGGCAGTTCGCGAAGCTCTTCCTCCTCATGCGGGCTCACCCCCTCATGCTCCTCGCCTCGGCGATCGCCGCCGCGGGCGCGCTCCTGTACGAATTTCGGAACAGGATCAAGGTCTCGTCCGACGGGCTCGTCTCCCTCGGGGACGTGGTGCGCGCCGTGATGACGTACGTCGGGGAGGCCCTCCAGGCCGTGGTCGACTACGTCCGGCCCGCGGTCGACGGCGTCCTGTCGGCGTTCGGCATCCTCGCGGAGGGGACCAGCTCGTCCTTCGCCGACGTCGTGAAGTTCGTCGCCGTGGCGTTCGACGCCATCGTCGCGGTCGCGACCGGGTCGATCGGCGCCATCGTCGCGTCCTTCCAGACCATGGGCGACGTGATCAACGATTGGGTGTCGAAGGCCGCCAACTTCTGGACGCAATCGTTCGTGAAGATGCTGAACGCCGTCATCCGCCAGATCAACAACTTCATCATCTTGGTCGAGAAGCAGATCAACATCATGCAGGCGTTCTACGGTGGGAAGACCGTGCAGCTCGGCCTCGTCGGCTACCTCGACGTCCCCGCCGAGAAGCAGCGGACGACCGCCGGCTTCGCCGAGATCGGCGCGGCCGCGAGGCTCGGGTTCGAGACCGGGTTCCGCGAGGTCGGGACGCAGGCGACCGACGTCGTGCAGGACGTGATGGACCGCGCGCGCGGCTTCGCGTTCCAGCGGACCGCCGAGGAGGAGGCCGCCCCGAAGTTCGACCCGGCGGTGATGGACGCCGCGATCACGAAGATGAACGACCTGAAGAACGCGAACGACGGGGCGAACGAGAGCACGAAGACGTTCTCCGAGTACCTCTCCGGGCAGTTCACCGAGGGCCTCGAGGGGACGCTGAAGAACATCTCGGACATCTCGGGGGCGATCTCGGGCACCCTCTCGGGGGCCTTCAATACCGCGACCGACGCCCTCGCGGACTTCGTGATGTCGGGGTTCCAGAACGTCGAGGATTTGAAGCGGGCGTTCTCCGACCTCTTCGCGCAGCTCGCGAAGGACATCCTCTCCCTCATCATCCGCATCCTCATCATGAAGGCGATCGCCGGGGTGATGGGGGAGAGCAATTTCATGTCCGCCATCGGCGGGGCGGCGGGCGGCGCCGCGGCCGGGGCGGCCACGGGCGGCGGCAAGGCGGCCGGCGGGTCCGTGTCCCTCGGGCGCGCCTATCCCGTCGGCGAGCGGGGCCCCGAGATATTCGTCCCGGGGAGCTCCGGCGCGATCGTCCCGATGGGCCCCTCGGAACCCCCGCAGGTCAACCTGATCGTGAACAACATCACCGACCCCGCGCAGGCGCGCGCCGCGATGGCGACGCCGGAGGGCGGCAAGGTCATGATGAATTGGGTCGCGTCGAACCGAAACTCCTTGAAGAAGGCGTTAAGATAATGGCTTGGAAGACCGGCACCGCAGCGGGATACATCGCCCTCCTGACGGCCCTCCGCGACTTCGCCGCGGCGAGGGCCGTCCTCTCCGGCGCGATCAACGTGGCCGGCTCGGGATACTCCGTCAACGACGTCCTGACCGTCGTCGGCGGGACGGGGACCGTCGCCGCGACGTTCAACGTCGACACGATCGGCGGCTCGGGCGAGGTGACCGCGATCACCCTCGTCGAGGAGGGCGAGTACACGGTCCAGCCGGCGAACCCCGTCGCGACGACCGTCGCGCCGGCGGGCGGGAGCGGGTGCACCATCGACCTCACGTGGCACGCGAAGCGCGGGTGGACGACCGACCGCGACGTAGTCTATTCGGGCACGGACCGCGAGCTCATCATGCACGGCGAGGGCGACGGGACGCAGGCGATCTACGGCGGCGCCCGGACGTTCCAGTCCGGGAGCAACCGCGCGTGGGAGCTCGCCGGCTTCACCGGCTACTCGGCCGGCGACCCGTGGGCGACGCAGCCGGGGATCAGCCCGGGTCGATATGACGGGGTCGGAACGGCGGCGGAGGGGGCATACGTCCCCCTGTCCACGGGAACGATCACCTACTGGTTCGAGGTCACCACGCGGTGGATCTTCGTCCTCGCGAAGATCGGAACGACCTACGTTCCGTGCGGGTTCGGATTCCTCGACCAGTTCGGCACGGCGACCGAATACCCGTATCCGGTCCTCGTCCTCGGGGCGTGCTCCGACGTCGCGACGGTGTACTCCTACTCCGGCGCCGGCTTCTCCGGGGCGGTCGACCCGATCGGCGGGGTGACCGACACCTACGGGCCCGCGTTCGTCCGCGACCCCGCGGGGGTGTGGCGGACGGTCAAGAACGGCACGGCGACGTCCTCCGCGGGCCGCAACGCGTCGCAGGTGTGCGTCGTGTACCCGGCCGGCCTCCCCGACTGGACGGCGGCGGAGCCCGAGGACCGCGGGTGGATGCAGGGAACGGCGCCGCTTTTCATCACGACGAAGATGGTACCCAACTCCGGGCACCCCGGGACGTCCGCGGTCGAGGTCATGCAGACCCCCGGGAGCCCGAACGACCTTTGCATCCCGTTCCCGGCGACGATCATCGAGACCGACGCGCCGACGTTCCGGATCTACGGGGAGATCCACGGGCTCTTCTGGGTCAACTCGACCCTGACCTCGGGGAACATGGTCGCCGAGGACACGATCGCGATCGGGGGCGACACGTACCTCGTCTCGCAGAATTGCAACCGCACGGATCACTTCGCGTTCTTCTGCGTGAAGGAGGAGTAGATGGCGTACGAAACGGGAACCGCGTCCTCGCAGCAGGACCTCCTCACGAAGCTCTCCACGTTCGCGCAGGCGAACGGGTGGACCCAGGACGAGCTCGACGTCCCGAACAAGGAGCTCTGCCTCCACCGCTCGACGTGCTACGTGCAGTTCCGGTGGGACGCGATCGCGTCGACCGGGTCCATCGGGGTGTACCAGTCCACGGGCTACACCGCGGGGCTCACCCCGGGGAACCACCCCGAGGACTCCGGCTCCGGACTCATCGGCACCGGCGCCATCACGACGCAGCGGCGCGTCGCCGAGATCGGCGACGGGCCCTTCACCGCATACTATTTCTTCGAGGAGGACTACTACATCCATTGCGTCCTCGAGTACGCCGCCGGCCTCTTCCGGCACTTCGGGTTCGGGATCCTCGAGAAGGTCGGGTCGTGGACCGGCGGCGAGTACGCGTACGGCCACGTGTGGTACCAGGGGGTCGCCTCGGCGAGGGACAACCCCCTCGACTCCCGGCACGCCCTCCCCTTCGACGCCCTCGGCTCGACGACGAACACCGACTACATGACGACCCACGCCGAGGCCCTCCCCGGGCAGGCGGCGAACGGGCACTGGCTCGTCTCGTGGGCGGGCACGACGCCGGGGAACGACCGGGCCGCGCAGGCCCGGGGGTGCTCCTTCGGCTCCCTCCGCGGCGGGCCCCTCTCGCACGCCGTCGCGTGGCTCCCGGTCAACCCGTCGAACGGATACGTACCCCTCACGCCGATCCAGCTCTTCTACCGGCGCGACCCCGGCCTGTCGACGGAGAAGTGGTACCTCCTCGGGAGCCCGAAGGACGTGCGGGTGGTGAACATCCGGTACATCGCGCCGGCCGAGGAGATCGCGATCGGGGCGGCCACGTGGAAGTTCTTCCCGTGGGTCCGGAAGCAATGGTTGCAGGCGGACACCGACGAATCGGGGTACGCCGGCCTCGCCTATAAGAAGATAGTGTAATGACCGCGCGCTACGGGGCGATCGGCAAGGTCGGGCTCACGGACGACGTCGTCGCGCGCGCGTACGCGTACGCCACCGAGGATTCGCCCCCGCAGTGGGAGACCGAGGTCGGCGCGCTCGTCGGCGCGGGGCCCGGGGGCGGGGCGCGGTCGGCCGGCTCGCCGGCGGCGACCCCCGCGGCGCACGCCGGGTTCCTCGCGCGCGTGGGCGCTGGCGACACGTGGTGGGACACCATCCACCTCGTGCCACGGAAGTACGACCTCGGCTTCCTCCTCGCGACCTACACCGACCAGATCGAGGTGTACTCCGCCCACCGGACCGCCGCCGTGGACTGGACGAGCTTCGTCAACGACGCCGGGGACGGCGTCTTCATCACGAACCTCCCGGCCCTCCCGCGCACCCTCGCCCCGCAGGCGAGCCTCATGCTCGACCTCCAGATAATCCTCGACGGGCCCCCCGTCATCGACGGGGACCTCGTCTTCGTCGTCGGGGGCACGACGTATCGACTCCACATCGACGCCGTCCGGTCGGTCGTCCTCCCGGTCGCCCCGGTCGCGCCCATGATCGAGCGCCTCGTCTTCTTGACCGACGTCATCGGGCACCTCGACGGGACGGAGCAGCGCATCGCGCTCCGGGACGCCCCCCGGCAGGTGTTCGAGGTGGAGTGGCAGGTCGAGGGGAGGGAGCGCCGGCTCCTGGAGAACGTCATCTTCGACGCGCACGGCCGGGCCGTCGGCTTCCCGATGTGGCACGAGCCCTGCACCCTCGCGGCGGCGGCCCCGATCGGGACGACGACGATCACCGTGGACTCGACGGCCTACGCCGACTGGCGGGCCGGGGGGCTCGGGATCATCTACGCCGACTTCGACGACTGCGAGGCCCTCCAGGTGGACTCGTACGGCCCGACCACCGTCACCTTCCGGAGCGCGACGACGCGGCCCTTCGCGGCCGGCGCCGTCGTGATGCCGGTCCGCGCCGCGTACCTGAACGATGAATTGAAGGGCTCGAGGGCGCCCCGCAGCGTGCAATCCATCAAGGCGATCCTGACGGTTTACGACGAGGGCGTGGACCTCGCGGACGCGACGGGGATCCCGACCTACGGCGGGCGGCTCCTCCTGTCGGACGCCAACTTCCTCGAGGGGGACCTCGAGGAGGCGACGGCCCGGCCGCTCCAGGTCGTCGACGGCGGGGCGGGGGCGTTCGTCGTCACGACGCCGCAGGACGTCGACCGGCGGTCGGCGCAGAAGCGATGGGTGACGAGGACCCGCGCCGCCCTGTGGGCGATCCGGCGCCTCCTGCACGCGCTCCACGGCCGGCGCGACTCCTTCTACCTCCCGACGTTCTACGACGACTTCCTCCCCATCGCCGCCCTCCAGGCCGCGTCCGCGGTCCTCCGGGCGCAGAATTGCGGCTTCGCGAAGCACGCGCGCTCCCGGAAGCCCCGGGCCGCCCTCCGGGTCGTGAAGAAGGACGGGACGTCCATCATCCGCGGGATCGTCTCCGCCGCGGAGGTCGACGAGGACGAGGAGCAGGTCACCGTCGACTCGGTGTGGGGCGCGGACGTCGCCGTCGCGGACGTCGACCGGATCGAGCTCGTCGAGCGGACGCGGCTCGACACCGACGAACCGATCATTGAGCACCACGACTGCGTCGGCGGGGCGCGCGTCGTGGCGGCGACGAGGGCGGTGCTTGAATGACCTACGACAGCTACGAAACCTCGATCGAGGCGGGCGAGCCCGTCGAGCTCTACGAATTCTCGGTCGGCGGCCTCACGTTTCGATTTACGTCGTCGGAGAATCCGCTGACCCTCTCGGGCTACGAGTACGCCCCGGACGCGATCGAGCGGAACGAGATCGTCAATACCACCGACGAGAAGCAGGACCGGATCGAGGTCCGGATGCCGGCGACGAACGACTTCGCCGCCCGCTACATGCTCCTCCCCCCGGGGAACCAGGCGACCCTCACCATCCGCCGAATCCACCGGGGCGACGCCGAGGCGATCGTGTACTTCAAGGGCGTAGTCCACGCCGTGACGTTCGTCGAGAACGGGACGAAGGCCCTCGCGGCGGTGCTCGCCATCACGTCGGCCCGGGACCGCGAGGTGCCGCGGCACACGTATCAATGCTTATGCAACCACACCCTGTTCGACGCGGGGTGCGGGATCAACGAGGCGACCTACACGCACGCCCTGACGTGCACGGCGGCGAGCGGGGAGACGATCACGCTCGCCGGCGCCGGGGCCCTCGGGGCGGACTACTTCGTCGCCGGCTTCCTCGAGTACGGCGGGGAGTACCGGACGGTGATCGCGCAGGCCGGAAACGTCCTGACGATCCTCGTCCCCTTCACGACCACCCCGATCGGATTCTCCGTCTCCGCCCGGGCGGGGTGCCGGCTCCGGTTGACGACCGATTGCCGGGACAAGTTCGCGAACGCGATCAACTTCGGCGGCTTCCCCTACGTTCCGACCAAAAATCCCTTTGCTACGGGGCTCGACTGATGGGTTTCCTTGAGCTCGGCTACATGCTCGTCCTCGCGGCGGCGTCGATGATCCTCTCGGAGCTCCTCCGCCCGAAGGTGGCGGTGGAGAACGCGAGGCCCGCGGGGCTCGGGGACTTCAACTTCCCGACGGCGGTCGAGGGCCGCCCCGTCCCCGTCGCGTGGGGCACGGTGAAGATCGACGGGGCGAACGTCGTGTGGTACGGCGACCTCCGGCAGGTCCCCCGCGTGAAGAAGATGAAGACGGGGCTGTGGTCCTCGCAATCCTTCGTGCAGGGCTACAAGTACGACGTCGGCGTGCAGCTCGCGCTGTGCAAGGGCCGGATCGACGCCGTCCGCCGGGCGTGGGTCGGCGATACCCAGGTGTGGTCGGGCTCCGTGCAGGACGGGACCTTCGACGTGAACGAGCCGGAGCTCTTCGGCGGGGACGACCTCGGCAGCGGCGGCATGGTCGGGACGTTCCGAGTGCACTCCGGGTCGGCGACGCAGGCGGTGAACGCGTACCTCTCCGCGCACCAGGACCCGCTCCCGGCCTACCGAGGGACTTGCTACCTCGTGTGGGAGGGCGGGTACGTCGGCAACTCGACGAGCCTGAAGCCGTGGAAGTTCGAGGTGTCGCGCTTCCCGAACGGCCTCGGGCTCACGTCGAGCCGGCACATCGTGAACACGTACGACGCGAACCCCGCGTGCGTCCTGTATGAAATCCTCACGAACACGGAGTGGGGCTTCGGCTTCTCCTCGGCCGACGTCGACGTCGCCAACCTCCAGGCGGTCGGCAATACCCTGTACTCCGAGGGGAACGGAATCTCCATCCTCCTCGACAAGGTGATGGAGGCCGGCGAGTTCATCCGCGAGCTCGAGCGGCAGATCGGCGGCGTCATGTACCTCGACCCGGCGACGGGGCAGTTCAAGGTCAACCTGACCCGCGGCGGATACGACGTCGACCTCGTCCCGCAAGTAACCTCCGCCAACTGCTGCGAGATCGTCGATTGGGCGCCGGGGTCGTGGGAGAGCGTCGCGAACGAGGTCCGCGTCGGGTTCGCCGACCGGGCGCGCGACTACTTTGAAACCTTCGCCGAGGCGAAGAGCGTCGCGACCCAGAAGGCGCAGGGGAAGGTCGAGCCCGCGACCATCCGGTACCCCGGCGTGAAGGACGGGGCCCTCGCCAACCAGATCGCGTGCCGGGAGATCCGGGAGCGGAGCCGGCCCCTCGCGAAGGCGACCGTGCGCGTCGACCGGAAGTTCTGGAACCTGCACCCCGGCGACGTGGTCGCGTGGACCGACGACACCCTCGGGCACGTCAAGCTCCCGATGCGCGTCTCGAGGATCAGCCTCGGCACCCTCGCGGACGGGAAGGTCGAGCTCAACTTGATCCAGGATGTATTCGAGTACGCGCCGGGCTTCAGCTCCGCCCCGCCGGCGACGGGGTGGTCGGCCCCCACGCAGGCCGTTGGCGGCATCCCGGCCGACGAGGTCGTCGCGATCGAGGCGCCCCGCGCCCTGACGCGGCGGGACCCGAACTACCCCGACGTCGTCGACCGCCTGTGGTGCGGCGGCCGGCAGGCGAGCGCCGGCGCGTGCGCCCTCCGGGCCTACCAGCGGAACGCCTCGGGCGTGCCCTCGGGGGCCTACGCCCTCTCGGGCGAGGTCGCGGACTTCCTCGCGACGGGGAAGCTGAAGACGGCCCTCGCGGCCGGCGGCGCCAACCCCGGATCGGTCGAGGTCGAGGCGGACGAGGACACCGTCGCGACGCTCCTCGCGGCGTTCGACGCGGCGAGCTCCGCGGGGTCGGTCGGACAGCACCTCGTCAACTTGATCATGATAGATTCGGAGTTCCTCGCGTGCGTCTCGGTCACGAACAGCACGACCTATCTGACCCTCAACTTCACGTACCGCGGCATGCTCGACTCGGCGCCGGCGGACCACGCGATCGGGGCGAAGGTGTACGTCCTCCGCGGCGATTTGATGTACGACACCATCACCCCCGGCTACAACGTCCACGCGCAGGTCCGGCAGCTCTCCCGGACCGACGAATCGACGGAGGGAGAATCCGCGACGGTCAGCCTTACGATGGCGAACCGGACGCTCCGGCCCTACCCCCCGGTCGAGCTCGCCGTCAACGGGGCCCGGTATCCCGCGGCGCCGACCTACGACGCGATGAAGACGGGCGGGACGACCCTCGACGATCGCGGCTACGAGGTGACGTTCCTCCGCCGGGACTTCAGGACGTACGACGAGGTCGCCGGAATCACGATCGACGCCGCGACGCTCGACGCCACGTTCCCGGCGGCCAACTCCACGCAATACCGCGCCGAGGCGATCGACGACCCGGACGGGACGCCGACCTCCCTCGCGGTCACGGCCTGGAACGCCGGCGCGGCGCTCCTCTTCGTCTCCCGCACGAAGATCCTCCGGGCGATGGCGGGCGTCAAGCCGGCGACGATGCGCCTCGAGGTCGAGACGCGGCACGCCGTATCGGGGACCACGTACGAGGCCCTCCAGGCGAGCCCGCACGACTTCGCCCCCGGCGCGTCGACCCTCGACGACGACGCCAATTGGGGGCTCGTCCCCTTCGGGACCATATCCCCGACGTGGGCGGCGCCGGTCACCGGGACCTACACCTTCAACATCGGGACGGCGATGCCCTCGGGCGCCGTGCAGGCCCGCATCAACGGCGGGTCGTGGCAGACCGTGATCGCGGCCGGAAACGTGACCGGCACCCTCGCGGGCGTGACGGCGAGTGATACAATAGAGGTTCAGCACCTATCGAACACCGGGACGGCGACCGAGACCTTCCTCGAGGCCGTCGCCCCCTCGGGAACCGTCAACGCCTACGCGATCATGGTGTATTGATGACGAAGGAAGAGATCCGCGAGCTCATCCGCGACACGGTGCGCGAGACCCTCATGGGGCTCGGCATCGACGCGGGGAACCCCCTCGAGGTCCAGAAGGACTTCGCGTCCCTCCGCGAGCACCGCGAGATGTTCGCGTCCCTCCGCAAGAAGGTCCTCCTCGCCATCGCCGCCGCGGCCGCCGGCCTCGCCGCGTGGGCAAAGACCCTCATAGATTAGGGCTTCTCAGTCTCCGATTCCCGTGGTACAATTGCACCCTGCAACGGAGGTAAGGCATTGGCGCGCAAACAATCCTTTGAGTCCATCGGAAGGGCCCTCGGCGTCTCGCGGGAGACGGCCCGTCGCCGGGCGATCGCCGCGGGGGAGCACGTTCCGGGGACCGCCCTCGACGAGGCGGCGGTCGCCGTGTACCGCCCGGCCCGCGTCGAGGAGCTCCGCCGCGCGGCGCATCTCGACCCGAAGGTTTGGGTGCCGACCCGCGTGACGGTTCGGGACGGCCCCAACTTCATCACGACCGCCTATTTCAAGCGCGCGGTGTCGAACGCCATCGAGGTCGCGATCGCCGACTTCGTCCGGGCGGAGGTCCGCCCGACGAGGAGGCGGCGGCCCGCGAGGCGCGCCGGCGACCAGATGCTCGTGTGGGGGATGTGGGACACCCACATCGGAATGTACGCCTGGAACGAGGAGACCCGGAACGACTTCGACGTCCGCATCGCCTCGGACCGCGTGAAGAATTCCATCGACGACATGCTCCTCGAGCTCGCGCCCTACAAGATCGGGCGCGTCGTGATGCCGGTCGGGAACGACTGGATGCACTTCGACAGCGTCCGGCAACAGACGGCGATGGGCGAGCACTTCCTCGATTCGGACGGCCGATTCGCGAAGGTTTACACCGCGGCCCTCGACTGCCTCGCATACTTCGTCGAGGCGGCGGCGCGCGTCGCCGGCCGGGTCGACGTCCTCTACGTCCCCGGCAATCACGACACGACGTCGGGTTACACGCTGTGCGTCGCCCTCGCGCAGCGGTACCGGGGGTGGAAGGGGCTAACCTTCGACCTCGGGGCGAACCCCCGCAAGTACATCACGCACGGCGGCGTGCTCATCGGCTTCGACCACGGGCACGATTGCCCGGCGAACCGGTACCCCATGATCTTCGCGACCGAGGCCCACGACGAGTGGAGCCGGAGCACCTATCGCGAGGTGCAGACCGGGCACAAGCACCAGCGATGGGAGAAGGAATACGAGGGCGTGGTCCCGACGAACGGCGTCCTCGTCCGGAGGAACCCGAGCCTGTCGAACGTTGACGCGTGGCACCACAAGCAGGGGATGATCGGCGAGCCCGTGAAGTCCGTCGAGGCGTGGCGCTACGACGAGGTCGCATACCGAGGGTCCCACGTGACGTGGGCCCGGGACGAACGGAGGAAGTGATGGCGGACAAACCCGTCGCAAAGGTCAACCGTTACCCGATCCAGGCGGCGATCTGGGCGAACCCCGGCAAGGAGGGACGGACGAACTATTCCGTCACGATCACGAAGCGGTACCGGAAGGACGACGGCACCTACGCCGACACCCCGACCCTCTTCGACGGGGACCTCCTGGTCCTCGCCGAGGTCGCCCGGATGGCGTGGGCGAAGATCGGGGAGCTCCAGGCGTCCCGCGCGCCGGCGCCCGAGGCCCCGAAATCCGAGGCCGCCCCCTTCTGATGGCGAAGAATGCCCTTATAATTGAGGAGGACACCATCCTCCTCACGCCGCGTCCCAACGCGGCGGACCTCCTTTTCTACGGGAGCCGGGGCGCAGAACCCCGGCTCCCCCTACCTTTGAGGTGACGGATGGACTTCCCGACCGGCACACAATATCGCGTGATCCTCGCGGATCCTCCGTGGAAGTTCCAGGTGCGCCGGGGGCTCTCCGGACTCGCCGCGGATCAATACCCCTGCATGGGCATCGCGGAGATCGCCGCCCTCCCGGTCCGGGAGGTGGGGGCATCGGATTGTGCCCTCTTCATGTGGGTCCCGGCTCCGCTCCTCGCCGAGGGGAAGCACGTCCCCATCTTCAAGGCGTGGGGCTTCCGCGTCGTGACGATCGCCCTCGTGTGGAACAAGACGTGGCCGAACGGCCGGCCCTACTCCGGGCTCGGCTTCTACACGCGGTCGGGGGCGGAGATGTGCGTCTTGGGGATCCGGGGCAAGCGGCCCCGCCGGCCCGAGGCGACGAACGTCCTCCAAGTCATCACCGCCCCGCGCGTGGCGCGTCACTCCACGAAGCCGGAGGCGGCGTACGGCCGCATCGAGGCCCTGTACGACGGTCCGTACCTGGAGCTCTTCGCGCGGCAGCGTAGGGCTTCGTGGGACGCGTGGGGGAACGAGCTTGACACCCCGGCCGAAAATGGTACAATAGGGACTGAAACGCGTCGGCCCGGCGTCATAATCGGGCAGTAGCATCCGAGACTCACGGGTGCCGCGGGGCGGGCGCCCCGGCGTTACAGGGTGCGCCCTTCTAAGGAGGTCGGATGGTAACCGTCAAGTGCACGATCACGGTCGGCGGGGCGACGTTACGGCCCGTCGAGGTCAGATCCTCCATGTGGAATCCGGACGACCCGGACGACGGGGAAATCGCCGCCCGCATATTGGCGCGGGAGGCGATGGAGAGCGGCGTCCCCGTGGGGGACGAAGACGAGGAGGCCGACGTCCTCATCGAGACGGCGGCCGGCGCGAGGTGGCGCGTCCGGGTCGCCCTCGGGTGGGAGCGGACGTTCACGGCGGGAGAGGCGAATGCGGTTCAAAACTGAACCCTTCCGGCACCAGCTCGAGGAGTTCGAGCGGTCGCGGGCCTTCCCCGCGCGGGCGATCCTGTGGGAGCAGGGGACGGGGAAGACGAAGCTCGCGATCGACACCGCGGCGTGGCTCTTCCTGGAGGGGCAGATCCGCGGCGTCCTCGTCGTCGCCCCGAACGGCGTCCATGAAAATTGGGTAACCGACGAGCTCCCCCGGCACGTGTCCCCCGACGTGAGGTGGGCGGCCCATTCCTACAGCTCCCGGCGCGCCGGCACGAAGGACCACGCGCGGCGCCTCGCGGAGCTCGGGCGGTTCGACGGGCTCGCGGTCCTCGCGATGTCCTACGACGCATTCATGACCGGCGCCGGCCGGGACGCGGCGGAGAGGTTCATGGCGTCGCGGCGGTGCCTGATGATCGCCGACGAATCCCACCGGATAAAGACCCCGTCGGCCAAGAGGACCCGCGCCATGGTGTACGGCGGCCGGCGGGCGGCGTTCCGCCGCATCCTCACCGGCACCCCGATCACGAACAAACCCTTCGACATCTACACCCAGATCAAGTTCCTCGACGAGAACTTCTGGAAGAGGGAGGGGCGGCACCTTGGCATCGCGGATTATACCTCGTTCAAAACCTACTTCGGGATCTGGGAGGAGCGCATCAACAACTCCACCGGCGGCCGGTTCCAGCATTGCGTCGCGTTCCGGCACCTCGACCAACTCAAGGAGATCGTCGACCGAATCGCGACGCGCGTCACGAAGGACGACGTCCTCGACCTCCCCCCGAAGGTATATACGCAAAGGTACTTCGACCTATCGCCAGCGCAGGAGCGCGCCTATCGCGAGGTCAAGGAGAACCTGATGACGGTCCTCGCGTCCGGGGAGACCATCACGACGCAGCTCGTGATCGTGCAGCTCCTTCGACTTCAACAGATCGCGTGCGGATACGTCCCGCACGACGACTGCGAGACCATCGAGGACTTCCCCGAGAACCCCCGGCTCTCCGCCCTCCTCGACGCGCTCGAGGACGTCGAGGGCAAGGCGATCATCTTCGCCCGATTCCGGCGGGACGTCGACAAGATCATGGAGGCCCTCGGGCCCGAGGCCGTTCGGTACGACGGAGCCGTCGACGAGGTCGGGCGGTTCGCGGCTCGGCATCGGTTTCAGGACGGCGATGCGCGATGGTTCGTGGGCAACCCCGCGGCGGCCGGGACGGGCCTGACCCTCCACGCGGCGGCGACGGTGGTCTACTATTCCAACTCCTTCAACCTGGAACACCGCCTGCAATCCGAGGACCGCGCGCACCGCATCGGGCAGACCCGCTCCGTCCGATACGTCGACCTGATGGCGTCGGGGACGGTGGACGTCCACATCGTCGAAGCACTTAGAAAGAAAATCGACATCGCCGCGAAAATCACCGGCGACGAAATCCGGACTTGGCTGTAAAATAGGAAATTCAGACATTGGGGTATAGAGACTCCGGCGTCTCGGCGTCGAAAGACGAAAGCCGGCGCGGGGTGAACGCCCCGGCGACACACAGGGCGCGTTCGCCAGTTTCCTTTACACGCCCCCATTGCGTAAGTATGGGACCCCGCGAACTAAGCCCTCAGTGATTTAACGGGGACGAATAAGCGGGCAACCTTTTTTTGGAGGTCACATGTCCGATCTGAAGCAGCTATCCCAACTCGCAAACGAGCTCCTCGGGGCGCAGGAAAGCATCCTCGCCCTCGAGGCACAGCTCGCCGAGGTACAACGGCGCGCCGTACATCTCTCGGAGCACGCGATCCCGGAGCTCATGCAAGAGTTTGGTTTCACGGACTTCACGACCGACGAGGGGATGTCGATCAAGGTGGCGAACGCCATTCACGCGCACATCGCCGAGGCGAGGAAGGACGCCGCCTTCAACTGGCTTGACGCGAACGGGCACGGCGGCATGATCAAGCGTCGCGTCGTCGTCGGGTTCGGGAAGGAGTCCGAGGACAAGGCTCGCGAGCTCGCCGAGGCCCTCGGCGACGACGGCTACGCCGTGAAGACGGAGCGCGAGGTGCATGCCTCGACCCTGAAGGCTTGGGTGCGTCAACAGCTCGAGGACGGGGAGGACATTCCCCTCGACGTCTTCGGGGTACAGGTTCAACGCATAACGAAGGTGAAGAAGTAAAGCCCCGCGGGCTTTTTCCGCGGCGCCCGGAGGCCGGGGGGCGTTAAGGTGCTCGGCCGAAGGAGATTCACATGGCCCAAGAAATCGAAAAGATCAACGAGGCCCGCGAGCTCGCCAAGTACGACTTCGGCGAGGACGAGGGCGTGGGGGTGCGGGGGAAGGACCGGGACGAATTGCAGACCCCGTTCCTCGTCCTCCTCCAGGACCTCTCCCCGCAGGTCACCGGAACGAAGGGGGCGAAGGTCCCCGGCGCCGAGGCCGGCAAGCTCTATAACAATGTCACCGAGGAGGTGTACGGCGATTCCGTCGAGTTCATCCCCGCGCACAGCGAGCGCGTCTTCGTCGAGTGGCGCGCGAATCGCGGCGGCCTCGTTCGCCGGCACGACAAGAATTCCCCCTTCGTCGCGGACGTCATTCGTCGGAATGAGAAGACGTTCGGCAGGCTCCTCGTCGATCCTCCCAAGCAGAAGGAATCGAACGAGCTCGTCGAGACGTTCTACGTGTATGGCGTCCTCGTCCTCGACGGCGGCGCGCGGCTCGAGTTCGTGATCTTGGCCCTCACGAGCACAAAGATCACGCCGTGGAAAAATTGGAGCACGAAGGCGAACACGTGCCTCGTCGACTCCTCGTCGAACCGGAGGTCGAATCCTCCCATCTACGCCCATCGCATCCGCATCGGCGTCGGGGCCCGCGATACGAAGAACGGAGGGTCGTACTTCCCCATCAAGATCGAACCGTTCCTCGGCGGCACGAAGATGAAGGAGTGCATCATGCAGCCGGACGATCCTCGATACGTCACGGCGAAGAGGTTTCGCGAGATGGTCCTCGCCGGAAACGTTGTGATGAACGAGGAGGCGATCGCGCACGTCGACCACGAAGAGCCGACGGTCGAGTTCTGATCGACAATTCCCTTTCCGCGGCCCGGCGGGACTGACTCCCCCGTCGGGCCTTTTTTTCGAGGTCCCATGAATTTCTCCCCCCAACAATCCGAGGCCCTCGACGCCGTAGGGCGATGGCTCGCCGCCGGCGACCGGCCGTGGTTTTACCTGGCCGGCTACGCCGGGACCGGGAAGACCACGATCGCGCGGCACCTCGCCGAGGGCGCGGGGCGGGTGATCTTCGCCGCGTTCACCGGCAAGGCGGCGCACGTGATGCGCCGGGCGGGGTGCGCCGACGCGTCGACGATCCACTCTCTCATCTATCACGTCGCCGAGCACGGTCGATGGCGCCTCGATTGCCTCATCGACGCGGCCCAAGAAGAGCAGAAGAAGGACGTTCCCGACCCCGAGCTCCTCGCGGACCTCGACGCGGAGATCCGCGAGGAGCGAAAGCGGGTCGGGAGGCCCATCTTTGAATTGAACCCCGATTCCCGGATCCGGGATGCGGACCTCCTCGTGATCGACGAATGCAGCATGGTCGACGAGCGGGTGGCGAACGACCTCCTGTCGTTCGAGGTCCCCATCCTCGTCCTCGGCGACCCGGCGCAGCTCCCTCCGGTCTACGGCGCCGGCTTCTTCACGCGGCGCGAGCCCGACGCGTTCCTGTCGGAGATTCATCGGCAGGCCGCGGACAACCCCATCATCCACATGGCGACGATCGTCCGCGAGGGCGGTAGCCTCGCGCGGGGGGAGTACGGCTCGAGCCGGGTCGTCGCCCCGGGGGACTTCGATCCCTTGACGGTTGGGCCGGAGACCCAGATCCTCGTCGGGAAGAACGAGACCCGCCGGCGGGCGAACGCGGCGCGCCGGCGCCGGATGGGCTTTCTCGCGGAGCTCCCCGAGGCGGGGGAGCGCCTCGTGTGTTTGAGAAACATACACGACGTAGGGCTCCTCAACGGGGCGATATGGGGCGTGGTCCACCGGGGGGCGGCGTGCTCGGACTTCGTCGAGCTCACGATCGAGGACGACCTCGGCCGGCTCACCATCCCCGTGCACCGGGCCCCGTTCGAGGGGCGCGAGATCGAGCACTTCCTCCGCCGGGAGGCGGCCGAGTTCGACTACGGCTACGCCCTAACCGTCCACAAGGCGCAGGGGTCGCAGTGGCCCGAGGTAGTGGTGGTCGACGAGGCCGGGGTCTTCCGCGCCGAGGCGAACCGATGGAGGTACACATCGTTGACCCGTGCAATTGAGAAAGTGACGGTCATCGCGTGAAACGATTCTGGGACAAGGTCGATCGACGCGGCCCCGATGATTGTTGGGAATGGACCGCCGGCCGGGCCGGCGGCCGAGGCGGAGAATATGGATCCTTCAGGCTCTCGCGACCGAGAAGACAGATTTACGCGCACCGATTCTCGTTCTGTCTTGCACGCGCGATAGACCCCGCGTCGCTTCCGGCTTCTATCGAAATCCGCCATCGATGCGACAACCCCCGATGCGTAAACCCTCAACATCTTGAAGCCGGAACCCATGCCGACAACATTCGGGACATGTGGAAAAGAAAGCGTCAAGGACAATACGGAAAACTCTCCATCGATCAGGTACGAAGCATCAAGAAACGGTTAATGTTGGGTGACCGGGTAACGGACATAGCGCGGGACTTCGCAGTGACCCACGCGGCGATTTGTCACATCAAGAGTGGTAAAACCTGGAAAAAGGCTTGACGAAACGTCACCGAGGGTGTACAATTGTGCTTTCCCTCGAGCAAGGGTGTTACGAAACGGAGGTACGGATGAAAACCACTTTCGCGTTGTTGTTGACCCTCGTCGCGGTGCTCGCCCTCGTGTCGGGGTGCGCCGCGGTCGAGAAGCTCCTCGGGCAGCCCGAGGGGGGCGGCGATTCGCAGGCCGTCAAGGGGGCGAAGTACGTCGCCCCGATCGCGGACTCCTTCGTCCCCGGCCTCGGGGAGGCGATCCTCGGCGCCGCGATGCTGGCGCAGAACATCTTCCTGCTCTACAAGAAGAGGAAGAATGCGAAGGCCGCTAAAGCGTGACGACGTCGTCGGGCTCGCCCTCGAGCTCCCGCGGGAGGTGGTCGATCGCATCCTCCACCTCTCGCGGGTGACGAGGTCCCCGTCCCCCGCGTACTTCGTCGCGCGCGCGGTCCGCCTGTACGACCGCGCCGCCCCCGAGGTCCTCGCCGGCAGGGCCCGGCTCGTCCTCGACTTCGGGGGGCGCACCGAGGAGGTCGAGGTGGAGAGGTAGCATGTTCTTCGTTCACGGCAGGAATTTTCACACCATCGTACCGGACGTCGCGCGCACCGTCCTCCGGGACTCGCGCCCGATGTCGGACCTCGTCGCGGCGAACGAGCCCGCGATGATGAAGATCGGATCCCCCGAGGAGGCCGTCGCGTTCTGGCCGGAGCTCGACGACAACCCGTTCACCACGCTGACGTCGGCGCTCGACGCGTTGCTCCTGTGGAACGAGGACGACGCCGCGAGGGTGCGGGATCTGCGCGCCGTCTCGGCGTTCGCGGGAAAGACGTCCCTGGTCATGCCGTTCATCGATTCCGACGGGCGGGTCGGAATTCACATGTCCGCGGTCGCCCTCAACGTCCTATCGCAGGGATGTTACATCACGACCGTCCTCTTGCAAAAGTACATCGCGGCCCTCCTCGGGCGGCGGGTCGGGAAGTTCTTCGCGACGGCGACGATGTGGTTCGCCGACGCGAAGGCGGCGGCGCGGATCGTCCCCCTCATCACGGAATTTCCGGCGGGCGGCGGTCCATACGACGACGGGGTGGTCGCGCATTCCGTGGTCGACGTCGCGCCGGATCGGTGGCTCGCCGAGCTCCGGATGTTCGCGTCCGAGGGGCCGGCCCTCGGATACGAGAGCGGATTCATCCGGCGGGTGGCCCTCCCGATGCGCGCGGCGTGGAGGGCGTACGACAATACCCCGTCGCGCGCCGGCGAGGCGGCGAAGCTCCTCGCGGGAAATTACGACTGGCTCGTCGCGGGTCGAGCGTGGCTCGAGAGGAGGAGACGTGGATGAAAAGACCCTGAAGATCCTTCGGTTGCGCGAGGGCGGCAACGTCCGGCGGTGCCACACCGTCCCGTACCCCGGGGAATACACCGTGGGCAAGCACACGTTCGACATGCTCGCCATCCTGCACGTCCTGTGCCCGAAGGCGTCGCAGCGGTTGACGACCGCCGTCCTCCTCCACGACGTCGCGGAGCGGTACACCGGGGACCTCCCCGGCTCCGTCGTCGACGTCGACCCCCGATTGAAGGATTCGTTCCGCGCGATGACGCGGGACGTCGAGCGCAAGATCGGAATCCTCGGCGAGGAGCTCCGGCCCGAGGAGCGGGCATGGCTCCGGGCGATCGACAAGGTGGAATTGTGGATGTGGTGCCACGACCAGCTCAACCTGGGAAACGACCACGTCTCCGGCATCGTGGCATGGCTCGAGGCGTGGTTCGAGCAGGAGGCGAAGGACCTCCCGCAGGCCGTCGCCCTGTTCCTGAAGGACTACCATTGGGAGCGGACCGATGGATGACGTACACATCACCGGGGACGCGGCGGCGCGCAAGGCGACGCCGATCTGTACCGGCGTCCTCGACTACTTCCCCGACGCCCTCGCCGAGGTCGCGCGGGTGTCGAAGGCGGGAAACGATCAGCACAACCCCGGTCAACCCCTGCATTGGGCGAAGGAGAAGTCCCGCGACGAGGCCGACGCCCTCGTCCGACACCTCCTCGACCGCGGGAAGCGCGACGTCGATGGACAACGGCACTCCGCGAAGGTCGCCTGGCGCGCCCTCGCCCTCCTCCAGCGGGAGATCGAGACGGAGCGCGCCGCGGCGCGGGGCGAGAAGCCGGAGTGGGAAAAGTAGAATGAGCGAGTATAAACAAATCGAAATTCCAGGAAGCGGACACGACATAGGGCGTTGTGTTCGTTGTGATTTTCAGAGAGAATCAGATGACTTCGGTAGTTGTTGTTTCGCCGGGTGTCCTTCTCCAGGCACCTATTTTCTTGTTCCCGTTTCCGACATGGAAAAGCTAAAAGCACGCATCGCCGCGATCGAGGCGTGCGTTCGTGATCTGTTAAAGGCCCTCGACACCGGAGACTACTACAACGACGCAGTCCTCGATCGCGCGCGCGAGCTCGTGAAGAAAGACGCATGAGCGATTGGGTCCAACGTCCCATGTTTGATCCGCGATCGACGTGGCGGCCCCCGGCGCGCCTCCCGAGGTGGGACGGCGCGAAGCGCATCGCCATCGACGTCGAGACCCGGGACGAGAAGATCAAGACCCTCGGCCCCGGGGTGCGCCGCGGGGCGTACATCGTCGGCGTCTCCGTCGCGATCGAGGACGGCCCGGCGTTCTACCTTCCCATCCAGCACGCGGCCGGGGATAACTTATCCGAGGACGAGGTCCTCGGATACCTCCGCACCGAGGCGGCGGGATTCATGGGCGACGTCGTCGGCGCGAACCTGCAATACGACCTCGACTTCCTCGAGGAGGCCGGGGTCTCCTTCCGGCGCCCCCGATTTTTCCGGGACTGCATCAAGGTCGCGGAGCCCCTCATCGACGAGCTCCAGGACGACTACTCCCTCGACGGCGTCGCGGCGCGGTACGCCATCCCCGGGAAGGACGAGGCCGGCCTCCGGGCGGCGGCGGAGCGGTGGGGCCTCGACCCGAAGGCGGAGCTCTGGAAGCTCCCGGCGAGACACATCGGCGCCTACGCCGAGCAGGACGTCCGACTCCCCCTCCGGCTTCTCCGGCTCCAGGAGCGGCGTATTGAAGAACAGGACCTATGGCGGGTGTACGACCTCGAGTCCCGCGTCCTCCCCGTCCTCGTCAAGATGCGCCGGCGGGGCGTCCGGATTGACCAGGGAAAGCTCGACGAGGTCCGCCGGTGGTCCGAGGCCGAGGAGGCGAAGGCCCTCGAGGAGGTCCACGCGCGGTCCGGGATCCGGATCGGGGTCGGCGAGGTGTGGCTCCCCGAGCCGGCGCAGCGGCTCCTCGCGTACCTCGGCGTGACGCCCCCTAAGACGAGGACGGGCAAGCCCTCGGCGAAGCGCGACGTGTTCGAGGCGATCGCGCACCCCGCGGCGAAGGCGTTCGTCCGCGCGAGGAAGGTCAACAAGGTCCGCACGTCGTTCGTCGCGTCGATCGAGCGCCACATGGTGAACGGTCGCATCCACTGCACCTTCAACCAGATGCGGGGCGAGAACATGGGGGGAGACGATTCCGACGGCGCCGCGTACGGCCGCCTCTCCGCCGTCCTCCCGAACCTCCAACAGCAGCCGGCGCGGGACCCCGAAATCGGTCCGATGTGGCGGTCGATATACGTCCCCGAGGAGGGGCTCCTGTGGGCGGCGTGCGATTACTCCGGGCAGGAGCCCCGCATGACCGTGCACTACGCGAGCCGGACGAGGTGCCCCGGCGGGCCCGAGATGGCGGCTCGGTACCGCGCGGACCCCGACCTCGACCTCCACAAGGCGACCGCGGACCTATGCTTCCCCTCCGAACCCGACCGCAAGAAGGCTCGAGGCAACGCGAAGGCGATCTTCCTCGGGCTTTGCTACGGCATGGGCGGAGGGAAGCTCTGCCGGAACCTCGGGCTCCCGCTCCTCGGGCCCGAGGAGACGAAGGACCGGCGCGCGAAGCTCGTCGCGAAGGGCTTCATGACGGCGGCGAAGGCGTCCACGTTGCACTTCGCGGGCCCCGAGGGGCAGGCGATCATCGACCAATACCACGCGATGGTCCCCTTCGTCCGCGACCTCGCGCGCAAGGCACAGGACAAGGCGGAGAAGGTCGGGTTCGTCCGGACCCTCTCCGGCCGGCGGTGCCGATTCCGATACGTCGACGGGCACCTCGACGAGGCGCACAAGGCCCTCAACCGTATCATTCAAGGATCCTCGGCGGACCAAACGAAGACGGCGATGGTCGAGGCGGACCGCGCCGGCTTCTACCTGCAACTTCAAATCCACGACGAGCTCGACCTCTCCGTCCGCGACCGGGCGGAGGCGGAGGCCCTCGCGGAGCTCATGCGAAACGTCGTCCCCCTCGACGTGCCAGCGAAGGTCGACGTGGAAATCGGCCCGTCGTGGGGGGAGGCGAAATAAGGTAGGCAACGAAGATTCGAGGTGGTATCATGGCGAAGTGGAAGGACGTCCCTCGGCCCTCGAGGGGGTGCGGCAAGGGCGACGCGAGGCGACCGAAGGAGGTATCCGATGAAGAATTCAGCCGACGGTGGGAAGCGATCTTCGGAAAACCCGATCCTCAACGACCTCGTGTTCGAGGAATCCAAGGATCCCTTCGCGTACAAAAAGGATCGAAGGCTTCGCGCGGGAAGAAAGACGCCGGCGGCAAGGGCGGCGTTCCAGCTCCTCGTTCGGGAGATCCAGGTCCAGGTCGCCGACCTTCAGCGACAAAGCCGGCACGTGACGACCGAGATCAAGAACCTCGCGGAGCGTAAGCGGGTCCTCAAGGCCCTCATCGCGGAGCGTTCCCGGCTCGCGGAGCAGTTCAAGGAATTCGCAAAGTGAAAATCTTTCACGTCGTTTTCCGAGGGGTGTGCTACCAATGCCCAAGCCCGAGGGGGAGGTGGAACGTCGCGACCGGGACGATTCGGAGCGGCGATCGCATCCGCGACCTCGTCGAGGAACGATGGTTTTCGCCGGCGTCCGCCACCATCGGGAAGGCGCACGTCGACGCGTTCCTCCTCGTCATCCGCCGCCGGCGCCGGCGGACCGTCCGGGAGGCTTTGGCGACCGTACGGCGGTTGACGCGCGAGGTCCCGGGCCTCGCGGAAACGCTGCGGAGGCAATTCGCGTGAGCCTCGAGAGGGACATGCGCAAGCGCGTCGTGGCGGCGCTCCGCCCCCTGCACGCCGTCTCCGTCGAGAACGGCGCCGGCGCGGGGACCCCCGACGTCAACTGCGTCCTCGGTTGGCTCGAGCTCAAGAGCATCGACGGGTGGCCGGCGCGCCCCGAGACCCCGGTCCGCGTCCCGCACTTCACCCCCGAACAACGCCTATGGCTCATCAAGAGGTGCGAGGCCGGCGGCGCGGCGTGGCTCCTCCTGAAGGTCGGCCGGGACTGGCTCCTCCTGTGGGGGGAGACGGCCGCCCGAATCGTCGATTACTCCACGGCGGACGAGCTCGCGGCGGCGCGCATCGCCATCTTCTCCTCCCCCGAGGACGACCTCCTCGCGTGGCTCGTGCGGAGCGCGGTGCACCATGCAAGCAAACTATAGCACCTCGATCAACTTCCTCCGGGCGTTCCACCCCGACGGGGTGTGGGTCCTGACCGCGATCAAGGACCGCGCCGTCACGACGCGGACCTTCCGCGAGGAGGCCGCGTGCCGGGTGTGGCTCGAGGAGAAGGGCGCCGACCACAACATCTACTTCCAGGTCAACCCGGTCCGCGGGGACGTCGAGAAGAAGACGGAGCGCGCCGACATCGCCGCGATGGCGTGGCTCCACATCGACCTCGACCCGAGGGCCGGGGAGGACCTCGATGCGGAGCAGGCGCGCATCCTCTCGTCGTTGAAGCAGCCCCCGGCGGGCGTTCCGCCCCCGACGTGCGTCATCTTCTCGGGCGGCGGATACCAGGCATTCTGGAGGCTGAAGGAACCCGTCCCCATCAATGGGGACGTTGCCCTTGCCGAGGACGCGAAGCGGTACAATACGCAACTCGAGACCCTCTTTCAATCGGACGCGACCGGCAACGTCGACCGCATCATGCGCCTTCCCGGAACCGTCAATCGGCCCAACGCGAAGAAGAAGGCCCGCGGGCAAAAGCTCGCCCTCGCGAAGGTCATCGACTTCTGCGTCGACCGTGAGTACGACATCAAGCAGTTCACGAAGGCGGCGCCGACGCAGGCCGGGGACGTCGGCTTCGCCGGCCGGAAGGTGGTCGCCCCCGGCAACGTGCGGCGCGTCGACGTGATGGAGGAGCTCGGCGAGAAGCTCCCCCGATGGTGCGGACCCGTCATCGTCCACGGCAAGGATCCCGAGGGGGAGAAGACGTGGCCCTCCAGGTCCGAGGCGTTGTTCGCCGTCGTGTGCGCCCTCGTGCGGGCGGACGTGTCGGACGAGGACATCTACAGCATCATCACCGACCCGGATCATAAAATTTCGGAGTCCGTCCTCGAGAAGGGAAGCTCGACGGAGCGGTACGCGCTCCGGCAGATCGAACGGGCGCGGGAGGAGTGCGAGGACGAGAACCTCCGCAAGATGAACGACCGGCACGCGGTCGTGCGGAACTACGGCGGGAAGTGCCGCGTCATCGAGGAGCAGCGGGACGACCGCCTCGAGCGGAGCCTCCTCACCGTGCAATCCTTCACCGACATTGAGGGATCATACCTCAACGTCGAGGTGACGGTCGGCAACAAGGACGACGGCACCCCGATCACGATGCCCCTCGGGAAGTGGTGGCTCAAACATCCCCATCGCCGGCAATACGATCGCGTGACCTTCGTCCCCGGCCGCGAGGTCGACGGCGCCTACAACCTGTGGCGCGGCTTCGCGTGCGACGCGCGCCCCGGCAATTGCGACCTCTACCTCGAGCACGTCCGGGAAACGATCTGCGCCGGGAGCATCGAGAAGTCTAACTACCTCCTGAATTGGATGGCGAATTGCGTCCAATATCCCGCGCAGCCGGGCGAGGTCGCGGTCGTCCTCCGCGGCCGGCAGGGGACGGGGAAGGGGGTCTTCACGCGGACCTTCGGATCCCTGTGGGGCCGGCACTTCATGCAGATCGCCAACTCAAAATTTCTCGTGGGCGCGTTCAATTCCCACCTCCGCGACTGCGTAGTGCTCTTCGCCGACGAGGCGTTCCACGCCGGGGACAAGATCGCCGAGGGCGTCCTAAAGACCCTCATCACCGAATCGATGCTGGTAATCGAGGCGAAGGGCGTCAACGCGGAGACCTCGGCGAATTGCGTCCACCTCATCATGGCGAGCAACGAGCAGTGGGTCGCCCCGGTCGGCACCGACGACCGCCGCTTCTTCGTCCTCGACGTGGTCGACCGGAGAATCAAGGACTTCGCCTATTTTGAAGCCCTCGAGCGGCAGATGTCCTCGGGAGGTCGCGAGGCCCTCCTTCACTTCCTCCTGAACCGGAACCTCGAGGGATGGAACATCCGGCAGGTCCCGACCACGTGGGAGCACGCCGTGCAGGTCGACTTCTCGCGACCGCCCGAGGAGCAGTGGTGGTACGCGAAGCTCCGCGACGGGCGCGTGCTGTCGGAGCACGAGCGGTGGGAGCGGGAGGTCCCCGCCATCGCCCTGTTCGAGGACTTCCGCGACGCGACCGGGGAGCGGAGCTCCCTCGCGTTCGGCCACCTCTTTCGGCGCCTCGTCCCCAAGCACGAACGGATTCAGAAGCGGACTCCGTACACATTCACGCGGGCGAACGGGAGCGTCGCGACGTGCCCCCGCCCGTACTTCTACGTCCTCCCGGCGCTCGAGGAGTGCCGGGACTGGTTCGACAAGGCGTTCGCCGGCCCGAAGAATTGGGAGACGGTGCGCGAGGACGACACCGCGCCCCTCCCGGAGGAATTCTGATGGTGGTACTACTTAAAGCGACGGTGTGGTCGGTGATGGTGGCCGCGCCGTGGATGGTGTACATGACGGCGAAGGGATACCCGTGGGACGACATCGAGGTCCTCGGGATGTCCGTCCTCGCCGGCGCGTGGATCCTCCTCGTGTCGATCGCCATGAGGTTCAAGGCGTGCAAAAACTGAAGTTCCCCGCCCCCTACTTCGGCGGCAAGGGGATGGCCGCGCACCTCGTGTGGCAAGCCCTCGGGCAACCGAAGCATTACATGGAGCCCTTCCTCGGCTCCGGCGCCGTGCTCCTCGCACGGCCCGACCCTCCACAGGTCGAGACGGTGTGCGACGCGGACGGATACGTCGCGAACGTGTGGCGCGCCCTCAAGTGGGCGCCGGAGGAGGTCGCCGAGTGGTGCGATTGGCCGGTCAATCACGTCGACCTCGCGGCCCGGCGCCGGGAGCTCCTCCGCGGCGAGGAGATCATCACCGCCATGGTCGAGGACGAGAAATGGTTCGACGCGCGCCTCGCCGGCTATTGGCTGTGGTGCTCCTCTCTTTGGATCGGGAGCGGGATGATGAACCGACCGAAGGGGCTCGGGCAGATTCCGAGTTTGGCATACACCAGTAGACCATCGAACAAGCCCCTCATCAAGGCGGCCCTCGGGAAGATCCCGTACTTAGGATCCGGTGGTGGTGCCGGCAATCGCGCATTACTTAATCAGGTCCCGCACCTCACGACCCCGGGGCAAGGGATCGTCCGCCGCGCGAACCTCCTCGAGTGGTTCGGCGCCCTCGCGGCCCGGATCCGCGGCGTGCGCGTCGTATGTGGGGACTGGTCAAGGATCTGTGGCGGAAATTGGCAGGCGATAAAATTCGTGGATTGCGGAATCTTCCTCGATCCCCCATACTCGGAGGGGGCGCGGGGGCTCTACGACAAGGACTCCGCGACCGTCTCCGCGGACGTCCGTGCGTGGGCAAGGGAGCGGGGCGCGCGGCCCGAGTACCGCATCGTTCTCGCCGGCTACTACGAGGAGCACGCGGAGCTCCTCGGCGCCGGATGGCGCGCCGTGAGGTGGAAGGGGAAAGGGGGATATGGGAACCAGGGAGAGGATAACGCGAACGCACGTCGCGAGACGTTGTTCCTCTCGCCGCAATGCAAGGAGGTCGATGGTGAAGCGAAGGACCCTGATCAACATCCAGGCGATGCAAGCGAATGAACCCGAGGGACTCGGCGCCGTCGAGCCGGCGCCCTCGGCGAACGTCGCCGAGGCCCTCGACCGAATGACCGCGGAGCTCCGCCGGCTCCGTCAAGAGTTCGAGCGCGCGCAGTTCAAGGCGGACCAGCAGGACTTCCTCGCGGACGTCCGGGACGAGCTCGAGGGGCTCGGCGATCTGATGGACGACCGGCTCGAGGGCTTCCGGAAGGACCTCGTCGAAGAGATTCGGGACCTCCGATGACCCGGGGCGAATTCGACGACGCGATGGACGCCGGGTGGTGCGCCGGCATCGTCCGGTGCCGATGCTGTCTCCGGACCCACGCGTCGGTGTGGCCGGCGGACATCGACGACGAGGACGCGCAGGAATGCCCCCACTGTGGGGCGTTCGATTGCGAGGTGCTCGATGCCGAATGACCAGCGGAAGGTGTACCTCGCGGAGCAGCGGGCGTGCGGCCCCGAGGGCGGGAAGAAGGAGGTGGGGAGGTTCCTCGATTGGCTCATTCGCCGGCGGTTCCCGCGGTCGCGATTCCCCACCGTCCACCTTTACTTCGGCGCCGACAACAACACGTTCGGCTATTCCCGAGGATGGAATTGCCGGATCTGCCTCGGGCGGTGGGTCATGCGCTCGTCGTCGTGGCGCGTCGTCCTTGCCCACGAGCTCGCGCACGTCGTCGCGCAGTTCCGGCGCGACGGCCGCACGCGGCACGGCCGGCCGTGGCGCCGCGAGTTCCTCCGGCTCGTCCGGCTCTTCGACCGCGACCACGCGCGCCGGCTCGGGCAGGAATTCCGGAGGCTCGGATTATGAAAATCAAGTACCAGTTCCCCGGCGGACCTGAGGTGGCCGGCGACGTCACGAAGCGCCCCGGACTGCTCGTCATTCACAAGGCGCCCCGGAAGGGCTATTGCGTCACCGAGGTCGCGACCGGGCTCCTCGTCGCGTGGAGGAAGGGCAACAAGGAGGCGAGGGACCTCCGCCGCGCCCTCGAGGCGGCGCCGAGGGACGAGTGGGAGAAAATCGCGGCGCACGCGCCCCGGGGCGGCGAGATCGAGGCCCCGGAGGTCATTCCGGTCGCGTGACCCGTCGAACGCAACAGAGAGGCTCGTACGCCCTTCAGCGCGATACTTAAATCTTCTTCATCATGCCTTGTATTTAGGGCTATAGATGAAGGAGGTGCGGCATGCGCAAGGAAGAGATCACGATCGGCGGCGAGTATCTTGCGAAGGTGTCCGGCGATCGCGTGCGTGTGAAGGTGACGGGGCGCATCGACGGGACGCAGAGACCCTGGGTCTGCACGAACCTGAAGACCGGCCGCGAGGTCCGCAAGTCCTCGGCGGCCCTGTCCCCCCTCCCCGAGGACCGGCCCGTGAAGCTCGCGGAGCGGTCCCTCAATTCAATCGCGGCCCTCGTCGGCGCGAACCTCCGCCTCTTCCCCGAGGCGACCGTCGCGGAGCTCAAGCAGGCCGTCCGCGCGAAGTGGCCGAGGACCACGGAGCGCGTCCTCGTCGCGTGCGACGCGTGGGTCGACACCCTGTGGGCGGGGCGCGAGGCGAAGGATCTCCAGGTCGCGCGGGACGT